ACTACTTACTTATTTTAAAAATTTTGGATGCTCTAAAATCTACTTTACAACTGTGGACCACAATGCTTATCAGGATGCTATCCTGATCTAGCTAATATTACAGCGTTTTGCGTCTCCCGACGTGCTTGCAGTAAAGAGCATAACTGTATTTTTGTTCATGGAGTATAACCGATTTCCCAGCTTTAAGAATTCCATTGCCGCTTCGGGAGTTCCCGATATTATGGATTAAACGAGCGATCTTCCCTGCTTGCTGGTACTCAGACTGCCACTAGTATTAGATGGTTGCCAAACCGAGCACCCAAAACTTTTAAAACAAATTTTTAAAGAACATTTAAACTAGCGTCTAGTATAACAAAATATTTTGTCTTAGTCAACCTAGGTTTATTAAATTTGATGGTTTTTTTGTGTCAGGATTACCATCAACCCCGTGTACACAGCCTATCCCTGGTTTCGTGTACAGCGGATGCTGATTCTCAACCTAGGCGGAGCAGGGTCAGCAGTTTAACTAGGAATGATATGCGGCAGATAAGGAACATTCCTGGGACCATGCCGCTGTTCTAGCAGTTGTCGTGCTTCTTGTAAATCTTTGGCATAAACACGATCTTTCTTTTCACCTTCGGGCGTTCTCACCGTTGCTTCATACATTGGCATAACGATCTCCTTACATTATTGGGCCATTGCCGTTTTGAAAACCTACAACACCACCTTCTGCTTCAATACGCTTGATAACGTCTTCAAACAGGATAGGAGCAAAGTCTGGGGTTTGTTCTACGCATACACAATGGTAGCGTGGATCAATTACATCTGTGCGTCCTGATGTAGCCAGTGGTCTCATCACACGATTAGCATGAAGATGACCGTGAATGTTTACTCCAAAACGACCCAGGCTTTCTGGGTGAATAGGAATATGACTCAGTATCATTCCGTTCATAACGTGGTATGCACGAAGTTCACGGAAGTACTGTCTGTATTCATCATCACGGAAAATGTCATGGTTACCACGGATAAGAACTTTATCACCGTTAAGCCTAGCAAGAGTGCTAAGTGCTTTACGGTTAATAACAACATCGCCAAGGTGGTAAACTTTATCATTGGGACGAACACGTTCGTTCCATGCTTTAACCATAGCTTCGTCCATTTCCTCAGGGTTATCCCAGGGACGAAGTTTTGTAACACCATCGTTACGGGTAAAGCGGCACACACCAGCATGGCCAAAGTGCGTGTCGCTGACTAAAAACACAGCAGGCATGATACCTCCTTATTAAGTGGTTAAAATAGTATTATATATTAAATGGATTTATTTGTCAAATGCCTTGGGGCAATGACGGAATAGCAGATTGTTATTATGGCGACCCGGGAAGGATTTGAACCTCCGACATTTGGTTTTGGAGACCAACGTTCTGCCAGACTGAACTACCGAGCCATTATATAAAAGTGGAGCGGGGTAAGAGAATCGAACTCTCCGCTTTAGCTTGGAAGGCTAAGGTATTACCACTATACGAACCCCGCAAATTTTGGTACTCGGTAGGGGAATCGAACCCCTCTTCCCGCCGTGAAAGGGCGGTGTCCTAACCGATAGACGAACCGAGCATAAACTGGAGCGGGATAAGAGGCTCGAACTCTCGACCTATACCTTGGCAAGGTATCGCTCTACCAACTGAGCTAATCCCGCATATACTTACTTATGCTAAAAACTGGCGCACCGTAGGGGACTCGAACCCCTGGCCTTCTGCGTGACAGGCAGACGATCTAACCAACTGATCTAACGGTGCAATACATGTATTATATATTAAATTATTTTATATGTCAAATGTTTTTGGTACCCCTGCTCAGATTCGAACTGAGAGAACTTCTCCTTTTGAGAGAGATGACTTTACCAATTTGTCCACAGGGGTATAAATGGTGCCTCTGGAGGGACTCGAACCCCCACACTCCGCCTTATCTAGACGGTGCTATGCCCAGGTATAAGCTGGGTTCTTTAACCAATTAAGCTACAGAGGCGATATGGGGTGAAGCCGGGAATCGAACCCTGGTCTACTGTTTCACAGACAGTTATTCTACCACTGAACTAGCGACACCATTGTTTGGCGGAAGCGGTGAGATTCGAACTCACGGAACATTTCTGTTCGTCTGTTTTCAAGACAGGTGCAATAAACCGGACTCTGCCACACTTCCATATGTTAAACAACAGGCTTGAATGTACGCCAGTCGTCAATGTTGGGTTTTTCGTTTTCGTCGTATGTCCACCCTAATACCTTCATCATTTTATGCTTAACCAACAAGTTAGGACTACGAAAACGACCAGTGTCGTTGAATCCCATCATAACACCAACTTCTGTAACTGCTCCACTACGACATATACCAGCAAAACAATGAACTACTACGTTCATACGATTTTCCAGGGCATGTTGCAGTAGTTTAACCAGACGTTCGGCGTCGGCGTCGCTGATTTTCATAGCTTCGTCAATTACATGGTCATCACGCTCTACATCCAGAAACTCAAAGTCATGACGCTCTTTGAATTCATGAGCAGGAGTAGGGCGCCAACTGGCCGGATCAGTAATACTAATCAACATACTGTTAGGACCAGCATTGTGATGAAACTTTGTGGGAATATCTGCGGCCGCTACGTTTTCGATCCAAGGCATAATAGCCTCCTTAAAAATCTTCTGTTATGTGTTGCATTTCCAGCAAAACGCTATCTGTTATTTCAACTTCCGATACGCTACCACCATAGTAGCCATTGTGGCTGTTACGCACTTCAATGTCTATGTAGCCTCTATCAGTTCGTATAGTCCAAAAACCATCCTGCACAACTTCGTAACCGTCGTCGCCGGTTCGATTTTCTCCCCAACCTTTATCTTCTGTGCTTAGTACCAGTGCGCCACGCAACAGATCAAAGCTGTTGCCTTTGCCTATAATACTAACACCGTTGATGTGGTTAAACCATACGCTGTTACAACAATCATTTTCTGTGTTGTAGCACAAGTATTTGCCGTCGGTAGTACGAAATACTACAGTCCATGCATCATTGGCCAAGAAGATACCAGTGATACGTTTTCCTACTAAATTTCTAAAAACACTCATTGTTATCTCCTTTCCGTAATTATACATTAGAACGAATTTATCCACAAACTGGCACGCCTTGAAGGATTCGAACCTCCGACCCTAACGTTCGTAGCGTTATGCTCTAGTCCGGACTGAGCTAAAGGCGTATTAAGAAAAACCCCCGAGTAGTCCCATTACAGCAACTAACGGGGGCCATATAATATGGCCGGGCTTGAGAGGATCGAACTCCCACCGTCGGTTTCGAAGACCGAAATGATATCCATTTCACCAAAGCCCGTGACTAATAAATACCTAGTGAGCCAACATCTAAGCAGTAGAAATCAAAACTACGCAACACATTTTCGATTTGCATTTGGCGCAGGCATTGTACTGCTATTAGCCGGTATGGCTAGTATTATACACGCTATTGTTCCCGACATATTAGTGGGTTATAGCGAAAGAAAAGTTATGGCTGTTGCACGTTTGGCACGAATGAGATATGCAATTCAAAATAAGAAATGACTTTATTCTACGGTATCGTGGACAAAACTATACTACCGATAACCTAAGCCAGGCTGTTAGTTACTGGTTACACAGAATTAATACCATTGATGAACGCACAATGATTGGCGTTGCTTATGCCGGTCTTAGTTTCAGTGCTGTTGCACTTATATTAGCATTGTACAAAAGTGGTAGAGACTATTGTCATTTAGGTGTACACAGCAGAAGATTAAATCACGACACGCAAAACAATCTCAAACTCAGTCATGTGTTTGTTGTCGGTAATACCGATGATATCGAACACTTTGTAAATATTCCGCAAATCTACACCAGAACCGACAGTTGGCATCATGCATGGCATTGTGGTCAATGGGCCGGTAGGGAAGATTTGGTTATACCATTTAGTTCCACCCAAACTGTCTACGCTTATACCAGCGGTACAACAGGCGATCCAAAACTTACCAGCATGACTGCTGATGTCGAAGCCTATAGTGTACAACGAGCACAAGAGTTATTCTTTGTAGCCGATGACTATTGTGTATTTTTACACGGTATGAGTCACCAGGGTGTGCATACTACTGCTATACTGCCTGGAATATTCACTGCACAAGTTGTTAGCCTTGCAGAAACAGATACATGGAATGAAGAGATATTGTCCGCTAGTCACATACAATATTTTTATACCATGAAAGACTTGTATCCATTGCCTGAACAGGTTAGAGTAATTACCACAGGCGGTGATATGTTAAAGCCTGTGTTTTTAGAGCACATTAAACGTAACTGTAGTTACCAGCACCTGTTTGATATATATGGATTAACAGAGTGCTTGCCTCCG